ATCAAATTAAAACTGAACAGATTTTCCACTGTGGAAAATTTATCTACAATTTATAGCAGCTCAGGAAGTAATTCTGTTCTTAAATTTGGAAATTTAGTAATAGAAAATATAAGTGTTTCTGGAACAATAGGAATTAGAACAGCTACAGTAAAAACTAATTTTAAAAATATAATTTCTATATCTTTATCTCCTTATATTTCTTATGGGCAACAGGAAAATACAGTACAAGCAATTCATGATTCTAATGATTATATCATTAGAAATAAGTCATTACGTTTTTATTGTAATGGAAATCAAACTGTAGATGTTTGCATTGTTGGAATTATCTAATCATAGCTAGAGTTTAATACCCTATTGCAATGTAATTTAGTCTAACTTGAGATGTTGAGTTTTTAGCCATAACTCTAAACTTATATCTTCTATCATTTTCTGTAATTCCATCGTCAATGACGAGCGTGTCATTATTAGTTTCAGTAATTCCACTACCGCTTGCTATAGGAATTACAGATATACACTTATTTGGAAAAGGTTTAGGAAAGTTTATAAATTGTCCTCTACTAATAGCATATCCACCTTGTATTAGTAAATTTCCAATACTAAGAGAATAACTGTCATTTGTAATTAAATTTTCCAATCTCTCAAGAAGTGAGTTGTTATCCAGTGGAACAAAATTAGCAACATTTGCAGAAATATCTTGGTTTTGTTTTAAACATTTATACATCTTTCTAGTATTTCTATCATAGTAAATATAATTAGGATTTTTTACACCCTCATCTTGTATATCACCACCATATCCATAAGCTCCTGCTAATCTTGCTAACATCATTCCCTCTAATGCTTTTCCTTCTTCTGTTCCAAGCTGTACTATACCAGCCTTTTCTCTTGTTGCTCCTTCTTTTATTGTAGATAAGCTAGTATCCATTTCACCTATTTTTTTATCTATCAATTCTGAATTGTGATTAAATACTTCAATATCATAATAATCGCTTCCTTCTGGTTGTGCTAATCTTATATTTTCAGTGTACTTTGCCATTTTATTTATCTCCTTTCATCATAGATATTTTTATGTGTTTTAGTTTTTAACTCATTATTTTTTAAATTTCCTACTTCATTCTGTTTATGATACTTACCTACCACTGCACTATCTTCATATAATCTAGTATCATAAATTTGTTTGTGAGTTTTTAATTTTAAAGAATTATGCAATAAATAAGCTACCTGGTTATGTGTGTTATATCTAAACTCAATACTAAAATTCAAATGTGCAGGTTTTATAACTTCTATTACTGCCTTAAAGTTTTCAATATTTTTAGGTATTCCAACAATAGAGGTAAACAGTATTTTAAAAGCATAGTTTGAATTATCTTCTACAACCTCAATTTCTCCATTTGTAAAAGTCTTGGCAACTCTTGCTATCATCTCTTTTGTAGTAGTTCCATAACTTCTTAACTTAGAAATTAAATTCTCTCTTCTTTCTTCAATATTGCTTGTTTTATCTCCAACACTTAAACCAAATATTCTTTCCCAAATTGGTAAGGACCAGGTTGCTGTATAAATAAAAAATTGATTTAATACATCTTTTGAGATTAAATCAACTGTATCTAATTCTTTTTCTATTACTTTTTGTAATAAAGTTATTTCTAAAATACCTCTATAATACTTTGGCATATGCCTCATTAGTCTTTTAGCTTCCAACTATATCACCTCTTTTTGTAAAGTGATTGTTGTTAATTTTGGAATCTCCTCAGCTGCTAACTGTACATTTAAAGTTGCATTATTTATCTTTAAATCATCATAGTCATTTACACCAGGAATATTTAATAAGATATTTCCTAATTGTGCATAGCTCACATAATCCTGTTTAAATCCTACTTTTCTAAAATGTTCTTTTACTTTTGTTTCAAACTCTGTTTTTACTTCATCAAATTTTATATTTTTAGAAATTTTAACAGTACCTGAAATTGATATAGCTTTACCTATTGCACTTTTTACTGTAACAGTAGCCCCTATTGGTCTAACTTCTTCTAAATAATCTCTTACTCTTTTTAGTAAAGTTTCATCAGCTTCATGAATATCACTATTTACTACAACTACCTTTACAGTACCATTTCCATTCCATAATGGGAAAACTTTAACTCCTCCTACTCCTTCAACTTCAAAAGCCCACTTTTTGTAATGATAAATATTACCAGATGTTACTGGCTCTCTAACCTTAAAATAATATCTTTCTCTTAATTCATCATCTGTTTCTCCATCATAACCATCAACAGTTTCAGAATTATTTATCACTTCATTTAATCCTGGAATAGTTACAGGAAAATTTGTAATAGTTCCTTTTGGAATATTATATATTTTCCCATACTTTTCACTTTCAATAGGTACTTCAACACTTCCAGCAGCAGATATTATTTTTTCTTGTGTCGTTAAATAGATATAGGTATCGCTTGCAACTTTTGTCCCCACTTCAATAATAGTGTTAGGTACTCCTTTTATAATTACAGTACCTTTTGATTTAGTTGCTTTTCTTCTAAATACTCCAACCTCTTTACATATATTGTCTAAATACTCACCTTCTGCTGTTTCTGCAAAAGAATTTAAAAATATATATTCTAAGGTTTTTCTTATCTCTTCTATTTCTATACTTACAGGTGCTAAGTTATCATAAAATAAGCTTCCTTCTGTCTTATCATACTCATCATTTACCTGGTTAAGCATATTTTTTAAAATTTCTTTCCATTCTTTTTTTATTATCATAGATACCCCTCCCATTCAAATGTTTTGAAGTCTTTTAACACTACTTCAAATTTTGTTTTCAAGGTATGTTTTTCTAACTTTATATCAATATTTCTAATTTCTATTATCTGTTTATTTTTCTTAATTGTTTCTGTTAATTCTCTCTCAAACTCACTATATAAAACAGGTGTAGGAAATCTTTGACTAAGTAACATAGCCTTATATTTCATCCCATATTGATTAGGTCCATTATATTTATAAATATTCCATTTATATTTTTCAGTTAAAAGAACCTTTTCAATCCACATTCTAACAGCTCTTTCATCATCTGTTTTTATTAATTGTCCATTACTTTTTAATAACTTCTTTTTTTGAAAGTCTATTAAAAATGTTTTACCATTACTATTTTTACCATTAGTTATGTCTTGTTTAGAGTAATCAACAAAATCTATTTTTGGTAATATTCCCATTCTAAACTCACCTCTGGTGCATAATTAAATACATCTACAATAAAAAATTTATCCTCTTCAAAATTAGGTATGACTAACACAAACATATCTTTTTTTAAATGGAATACAGTCTGTAATATAAATTTACCTTTATCTTTGTTATCTTTTTCGCTTGAACTATCAGCATAAGTACCACTATGTCCTGATAAACTTAAATTAGTATCTCCGTTACTATCACTACCTGCTCCATCTGTGTTTAAATCATTAATTTTGCAAGTAGTTGATTTATTACCTTGACTTTCAAATTCTTTCATAGTGCATTCAATAGCCAATCTATTAGTTATTGCATTGGATAAATAAATTTTATCACTATCAATAACACCATAACCATTTAAAAGCTCAATAGAGATGTCAGGGAGAGGCTTTAAAATCTTACCTAATACAGCACCTATTGGACTTGGATTTTCTCTTTCCTTGAACTTCTCTGCTACTGCTATATCCCAAGATTTTTTGTTTTCACTCACTCATTAAACACCTCCAATTTTAAATTTATTCTGTGGATTCCATTCTGTACACTGTGAGAACTTTCTTTTATTAGATACTCACCTTTTAAATTAAAAAGTGGTATGTCTATATCAATGACTCTACCACTCTTAACCTTATCATCACCTAAGACATCAATAGAAAAGTCTTCTGTAATTTTATTTAATTTTTTTAACTCATTTTTTGCAACAAGTTTAGCTTTTTTATGTTCCTTTTCATCTAGTGTTACCACTTCCTGTAACATACCATACTTTTTAATACTTTCATTATCTTGCTCTTTTCCTACTGTTCTAACTGCTTTTTTATTTTGTGTTATAACCAGGATTGAATTTTTCATATCAACTATTGACCTACTAAGTGAAACCTCTCCAATATTTTTTGCTACATCTATAAAAGTATTTTTGTGCATTTCATATTGTCCAGTAACTTTTATCTTTTTGAATGGTCCTACTTTTAGAGTGCCTTTATCATACTCAATAAAAAATTTTTTAGAATTAAATTGTGAACATTGTTCTATGATGTCATAAATAACACCTGAGATAGTCTTATCCTTGTAAATTTTATCTATCTTAGTATCTAATCCACTTACTTCAACTTTTATTCCAATTTCACTGCATAAGGACTTAATACAGTCATTCCCTACCATCTTTTTAAATTGTTTTATCACAGTTGATTTATTCAAATACCAAGCCATATCATAAGCAGTAAATGATGTAGTCTTTCCATTAGGACTTTCTGATACTATAATAGCTTGTACTAATGTTTCTCCTTTTTCATTGATTATTTGAACTGGATCACCCAAAGTAATATCATAGAGAAAAGATAAATTTTTATCAAACTTGTTTACTGCAAGTTCAAAACTTACCTCAACTCCTAATGTGTCAATACTATCTCTCCAGGTTAAATCTCTTATATAATTGGTTACATCTATTTCTTTTACTATTGTCTTATACATTATTATCAGCCTCACCAGGTAAAATATATTCTTTTATATCCAAAGTATATGGAACATCTCCAGCCTTATCTCTAAAAGAATAAGTAAAATTATATCTACATAGCATATTTAAGACTACTCTGTACTTATCAACTATAATAATTCTTAAAGGTACTCTTGCATCTCTATACTTTTCAAAAAAATCAATATAATATTTAGGTTTTTTATAATTTAAAAAACTTACAAAACTATATAATTTACTAGGAAAAAAAGAAGAAAATGAAAAGTTTCTAAGTCCTTTACCACCAATTAAATTTAATTTTTTCCCATTAATAGTTGTAAATTCTTCATCTTCTGTTTCACAGTTTACTGGCTCTATATTTTGAACTACTGGAATATTTACCATTTCTTGTTGTACTCCATTATCTTCAACTATAAAAATTATATTCATTTTCTTATCTCCTATCCTACATATTATTTAAAGCTGCTAAAATCTTATTTGCTGTATATTCTCCATATTTTTCCATATGTTCTTTTTCACCTATGAAATTACCAGCAATATGAATATGTAATTCTATCTTTTTATCTGAACTTTTCTTACTTTCAACCTCTTTTATAATTACTTGTTTTTCAGTATTATTCTTTTGAAGTGATTTACCTTCTTCATGACTTAGAATTTGAGTTCCAGCTGGTAAGATAGCAGTTTCATCTCTTCCACCTTCATTAATTCCTGTTACTCCACCTTTAAAGTATGCAGTACCTAAAGCATGTCTTGGATTTTTTATAGATGTTGTTGCTACCCCTGTCTTATTTGCTCCACCAACTGTTTCAGTAGTCTTTTTAGTGTTTTCTGTAATATTTATAGTTTTATCATCAGCAGGTGTTTTATTCCAAAATTTCAACTTATCTATAAGTTTACCAAAAGCATTTTTAGCTGTTTCAATAGGATGTAATACAGCATCTAATGCTTTCATTATTCCATCCCAAGCCTTTAAAAATACATTGGTTATAGTATCACATAAATCAGAAATTGTGTCTTTCATAAAGTTCCAAGCATTAATAGCACCATTCCAAATTTCTAAGAATATTCCACCTAAAACATCACATACACCTAAAATAATATCTTTGGCTATATTAAACCCATTTGATACTGCTTCCCATATTGGCATAAATATTCCAACCAATACATCACAAACACCACTTATCACTTCTTTCGCATAATTCCAAGCACCTACAACTGCATCCCAAACTTTTAAAAATACATCTTTTAAAGTCTTACAAAATCCTATTACTTTTTCTTTAATTGTAGAAAAATTTTCAATTAAAAGTATGATAGGAAATGTTAATCTTAAAAACCATTTGAACATTTTTCCAAGAGGATTATTTTCTAATCTTGCCCAAAATTCCTTTACTTTTGTTTTTACTAAATCCCAATTTTTACACAGTAACCATATACCACCAACTAATATTGCTATTGCTCCTATAACTATTCCTATTGGATTTGCATTCATAGCAGCATTTAATAACCATTGTTTTACAGTTAAAGTTTCTGTTGCTGCTGCTTGTGCAGCATCCCAAGCCATTTTTACTTTTGTTATTGCAACCATAGCTGTTGTATAAACCCATGCTCCAAACATCACTAATTTATATGCTGCTATTGCACCAACAAGAGTATAAACAACAGGACTTATTCTATCCCAATTATTTATTATGCCTTGTGCTATATCTATTGCAACAGTTCCAGCATTTGATAATATTTGCCAAGTTTCTTCTAATGCTGGTTTCACTTTTTCAAATATTTTTCCAAACATATCCTTAATTTGTATTATATAAGGTTCTGCTCTTATAACTAATTCTTCAACTTTATCTGCAAGACTTAATATAAATTCTTGAATACCTGGTATCTTACTATGAAACCACTCAGCAATAGCACCTAATTTTGGCATTAATTTTTTACCAAGTTCTGCTTGCATATCACCCCAAGCACCTTTTGCTGCTACAATTTTACCTTCATCTGTTTCTCTCAAAGCCTTGTTAGTTCCACCAATAGCAGCTGTTAATTTCTTATTTAAAAACTCTGCTCTTTGTTCTCGCTTCATAGTTTTAAATAATTTTTCTTCTGCATCAGTTAAAGATACTCCATATTTTACAAGTCCTTTTGTTTTACCTTCTACAGCCTTACCAAATACATCAGCCATAGCAATAGCATCTTCTTGTGTACCATTAAACCCTTTTTCTTTAGCAACCATATCATCAATGATAGGTAATATAGTTTTTATTTGCTTTGCTTTTAATTTGTAGATAGCTAATTGTCCTGCACCAGCTACAGCAACATCATCTCCAACTACTCCAACATCTTGTAATGCACTGGCTTCATCCTTTAACATCTGTATATGTTCTTTTTTAAAATTAGCTTGCTTCATCAAGTTAGTTTCAAGCAACTTATCAGCTTTTAATTTATCTTTTGCAGCATCTATAGACTGTTTTATAAATACTCCAGCTGCAGCAGTTAATGCTCCAAATCCAATTGCTGCCCATTTTGCTACAGACTTCATACCTGCTTTTACTCTATTACCAAAAGCTTTTATTTGGTTTCCAGCTTTTTCAAGTTGTCTATCCATATTCTTAACACTCTTAGTTGCTTTCTGTAATGGTGTTGTAAACTGGTCTTTTAAACTTAGTAATACACCAATAGTTTTTGCCATTTAAACCTCCTTTCTTAAAAGATAAAAGGTACTTAGCTTTTATACTAAGTACCTGATTTATTCATTCTTTCAATTTCAAGATCCATTGTTGCTATCATAAATAACTTTTCTTCATATGATAAATTTAACAGGTATTTTATAGAAAAGCCTTTTAAAATATAAAAAGAGAGGAATGCCATATCGGTATCCTCTAATATTAGTTTTTTATATCTTCAATCTCTTCTTCTAAGACTTTACTAGCTTTATCAGATTCTTCACCTAATCCATAAAGATTTAAAATGAAGTTAGAAAGCTTATTTATTTCTCCTAAATTTTCATCAAATACAGGTATTACAATTTCATAAGGTTGTGCTACTTCATAAGTTTTTTGCAATTCTTTATCATGTAAAATAGGACAATGTTTATAGATTAATTTACAGTTAGCATTGTAAGCTGCTTCTGTTGTTTTTTCTTGTGCACTATCCATAATTTTAATTACATCTCTTGCTCTATGTTTTACAACTTCTATTGTTCCACCTAATACTTCTGAATTAAATAGAACTACCTTCATTTTATCATTTTCTGATTGTTGTTTTTTTGCAATTAATATTTCCAAAGTTATATTTTTAGCCATTTTTATATCCTCCTTATATCATATCTATATATCTAAAATGTGAAAAACTAAAAGGAACTTCTTCCTCTCTTAATGCTTTATTTTCAAATTTTAATGCCATTAATTCACTAATTGTAACACCTGTTAATTCAACTCTTTCTGCCCCATAAGCTGTTGGGTCATCTAGTTTTGCAACTATTTTAAAATCTGGCATATTACCATTTCTTATACCATCAGCCAGTAACTTTCCAATAGTAGAGTCTATCTTATGTAATGTCATAGTTCCCTCACCAGTAAAGCCCATATATCTTTTTGACTTTCCTAGTTCCCCCATAATATCCACATCTTCATATTCTAATGTAACCTTAGCCTCAAAAGATTTTACAGAACCTAATTCTTCTCCATCTAGCCATACAGCCCCAAATGAACCTCTTAAAATTTTATTTTTATCCATTTTATTAGCCATCTACCTGTCCTCCTTTTAGAACATATTAATTGTAAATTTAAAGTCTTCAACAGCATTTAATATCTTAATTTTAGCTTTCATAAATACTTTTTTCTTAAATGCAGTCTTTTTAACTTTTTCATCATCCCATTCTTCCACTTCTTTTTTACCTACTCCAAGCCATGCTAATCTTTGTGCTTCAACATCAACTTCTGAATAGTTATCATATTCTTTATCCAAAATATCCTCTTTCTCTAATTCTTTGAAATAAGCATTAATTGCAGTAAAGAATAAAACTTGATTATCATATTTGTTTTTATACTTACCTATCCATTTCTTGAATGTTGAGTAAATATCATCTCTCATTAAGTCCATAGATTCAATTATGATAATGTCTTTCATATCTTCAGTTTCATCTTGTGTAATTTCTTCTAAAGATGTACATGCTCTTGCAACTCTTATATCTCCTTCATCTTTATACAAACAGAAACCACCTTTATCAATAACATCATCTATTTCATCAAATATAGAAACTTCCTTTAAATTCCCACATAAAAAGCTAGTAGCAGATCTAGTCATTGGCAACCCTGCTAACATTCCTAAGATTGTTGGTATATATTGCCAACCTTCAACTTCTCCTCTATTATCTACAAATGTAACCTTGTCATTCATTAAGTTTACTATGCCTTTGTTATCTGGCTTAGTAGCTTTAAATACAACAGCTTTATAAGTTTTACCTGCTTTTCTTACTGACTTTATCCAAGAAACAAGAGTTGCAGTATCTCCATCTTTCCCATCATAAGCTAACCCTAGCCAGTTAATTCTTTCTTGTGCAACTTTTTTTAATGTGTCAGATAATGTTCCATCTTTAACATTGAATACAACCACTTTATTTGGAGTGTATTCAAAACTATCTTTAATCAATGGTAATACTTCAGCAGAATAATCATCACTTTTTATATCGGTAATATCTTTGTATACCTTTCTATCCCATTGTTTAGTAGATTCTTTTACTATTAATCCAACTATACCTAATTGACTTCTTTTAACAGCTGTAACTGCTAATTGCTTAAAAATAATTTCTATTTTAGGTAATCCCATTTATTGACCTCCTATTTCTTATCAAAACGATACTCTAATTCTTCCATCATTTCGCCATCTATATCATTTTCTATCTCTTCCATACTTAAACTATCAAAACTTGCTATTAATACTCCATCTTCAGTTTCTTCAAACTCTATTTCATCAACAGGAATAGCAAAAGTTTCATTTACCCATAATGTACCTAAGAAAGCATTTTCAATTTCATCAGATATTTTTAATCTTTCTTCTCTTCCTTTACCAGGTAAAATAGTAAAAAAATAAATTCTGATTGTAAAGTTTCTTTCCTTAAAAGTTGTCATAAAAGCACTTGTTTTAAGACCATCTAACTCAGTTCTAAAACTAGGTCTATTGAATTTTTCAGATAAATCTTTACTATCAATTTCTATTTTAGGAAATGTTTCTTTCAATTTTGTATTAACTGCTTTTAGTATCTGACTTAGTTTAATCATTAGAAACCTCCATTTTTAATAACTTCATCAATAAAGTTATCTGCAGCTTTTAAAAATTCATCTTGAAACTCTCTCTGTGAATCTTCTAAAATATGCTCTCCTTTTTTAAAACCATGTTCTTTACCAGTTTTATCTTTTATGATATGCCCATTCTCTATTAAATGAGCATGAGGCATTGAGTTATAAACTCTAACTGTATCTTCTTCACCTTTATATTTATAAACTTTCCCTCTTTTAAAACCTTTTAAATAGTTACCTTTTTTTACTTTTACCTTAGATTTTGCTTTCTTTTTAGCCTTAGCTTTTAATTTATTACCTTGTTTTTGTAAAAATTTTTTAGCTTCTTTTGGGTATTTTCTAGCAAGTCTTAATACTTCTTCTTCAAGTTCTTTTAAATCATCTGTTGAAAAAACGCCCATTTCTACTCCTCTTTTCTTACACAAAAAACTTCTATGAACTGATTATCTTTAAAATCTCTGTTGAAATAAATAACTTCATACTTCAATCCCTCATAAATAAAAAACCAGTCCTTTTTTATTCCAGGAACTGATTTTACTCTAAATATGAATTTGAATTGATGTTGATTTTCTTCTGTTCCAGCTTCTCCATTTTTTATACTAGAATTTAAAGGAACTATTTCACAGTATGCTTTTTTAAATAACTCTGGCTTTTTATCATTTTCTCCAAGTTCATTAGTTGTGTCTATCATGTGATATACATCAATAAAATGTTTTAATCTCTTAGTTATATCATTCAAAGTTATCACCCACTTGCAACTGAGTTAATAAACTTCTAGCTGTATAACTAAGGTCTTTACTTTCCTTTTGCTCTCTGTTATCATACCAATCTTGCACAAGTACACAAGCTAGAATTTTAGCTCTTTTAATAAACTTTTCTTTTGTTACTTTTTTATCAAAGTCATTTATTGCATCTCTAAGATAATCTATTGCTGCAATCATTAAAGATTGCAACAATGTATCATCTTCATTGTAATCAATTCTTAGATAATTTTTAGCTTCTTCCAAAGTTAAAATATCTGCCATATCAATCACCTATTAAGCAGTTTCTATTTCAAGATATTTCATTGCTTCTTTATCAACTTTTTTAGCATCAAATCTTTCTATTGCTCTAATATAAGTAGCGTTCTTAGTAAATCCTGCCTCAGTTGATACTGCAAGTTCTAAACCTTCTCTATCAAAGAATGTTATAAACTCTTCCAAATCTCCAACAAATACTGGTGCTTTTGTTCCATTCATTTCTAATTGAACATCAGATAAGATAACTATTTCTCTTCCTTTAAATAGCTTTTTAGTTTCATCTTGTAAGCTATTACCTAAAAGAGGTCTACCTTGTTTATCTTTCACCTTATCCAAAACATCAAAATAAGTTTGGTTCACAAAAACTTTTGCATTTAATGATATTGATGGATCTAATTCTTTATTTAAAGCAGTTGTTATCGCATCATAATCAGTTGCTTGTACTGGTGTTAAAGTTTTTAATATTTCTATTATCTTTTTATTTTCTGTATTAATTGCTTTTTTGATAAATCTTCTTCCAATGTAATCAGTTAAATTAGCTTGTTCATCAGCTAATAAAGTATTTGATATTGGGATAATATCTCCATAGTCAGCAACATTATATGTTACTTGTGCAAAATCAACATCTGATTTATTGATTTCATTCAATTCTTCAAATGCTATTAATTCCCCTGTGCTTCCTGTTTCGATAGGCATACTTCCCTTTAATGATGTAACAGGCAAAATATTACAATAGCCTTTCAATGATACTAAATTTCTTCTTAACTCTTTTATTTGTTTAAATTGTTCAGTTGGTACTAAATAACCACCTTTCCCATCTGTTGCTTCTACTTGCCCTGGTGTTCCAGCTGCATTTAAAAATTGTTTTTCTTCTTCTGTTATAGATTTTCCTAATAGAACTCTATTATAAATTCTATTAACATTCATTTCTTCTTTTGTTCCTAATGGTACTTTATCACCTTTATTCATAACTGTTAAAGCCTCCTCTGTTTCTGCTTCTTTTATTTTATTTTCTAATTCTTTTAATCCATTTAATTTAGCATGTGCCTCTTCAATCTTTCCACTGTCCTTTAATGATTTAATTTCATTTCTAAGTGTTTCTAATTCTTTTTTTAATTCTACCGATTTTTTCATAATTAAATACCTCCTGTTAATAATGCAATCTCAATTTCTTTGTTCAATCTATCAAGTCTTGCTTGTTCTTTTTTATTTTTTTCTTCAACACTTTTTTTATTTAATAAACTTTCTGGAATATGTTTAAATTTATTTCTTGTTTCTATACAATTTAAAAATTCTACTTTTTCAGAAGTTTTTATATTAAATACTCCTGGAGCATCTTCCCCAGTAAACCATTTTTCTTCTTTCATAAAATCATATATTTGCTCTCTTGTTATACCTTCAAGAGCTTTTTCCATATAAGCATTAACAAGTCCTTCATCAAGTTTATTTAGAACTTCAATATACTTTTCTAATTCTCCTGCATTTCCTGAAACTCTTCCCCAAGCTCTATGTATCATTAAATACGCATTACTTGGTAAAATAATTTCATCACATCCAAAAGCAATTATAGATGCAGCACTTGCAGCTATTCCATCAATATAGGCTATTGTTTTTCCTTTATGATTTTTAATCATATTAGAAATTGCTATACCTGCATAAATATTCCCTCCAAAACTATTTATGTGAACATGGACCTCTTTATTTTCTGCTTCTTTTAAAGCATCTTTTATATCCAATGGATATATATTAGTATCTTTTATTCCCCATACTTCTTCCAAAAAACCATCATTTTCTGAATCACTTTCTATATCTCCATTGATATAAATTTCAGTAATTTCTATCTGATTTCTTATTTCTAACCACTTATTTTTACTCACTTTTAGCACCTCCTTTTTCATAAGCTATTCCTAATTTTTCTAATGGCACATAACTTCCATTCATTACAATTACATCACCTCCATCTATTGCAGTAAGTCCTGCCTTTTTTCTAGCTTCATTTATTGTGTATATTCCACTTTGAACATACTTGGTTAAACATTCAGCTTGAGTTTTTAGATCCCCTTTTAAAATACTTGCTACATTAAATTCAAAATGTAACCCTTTTAATCTTTCACTTTCTGTAAGAAGTTTTAAATTAAACTCCTCTTCATAGAGTGTCAGAATATATAAAAGAGTATCAATATAAAAAGTCAAGTTTTGCATTTCTGAATTTGAATAACTTGACTTATCATAATCATTTAAATGGTTTGGCTTTACTCCAAAAGCAGCTGCTATTTGTAAAGCACTATATTTTTTTAATTCAAAAAATTGACTATCAGTCAACTTTAAATCTAGTGGTACAATATCCATTCCAGGTGGCAATGGTAGTATTCCAGTTGGGTTATTTTCAGTATTAATAAATTCTTCTATTGCTTCAAGCATTTTCTTTTGTAAATCTTTGTTTAAATCTCCTGTGTATCTTAGAAGAGCCTTAGCTGTCAATCCTCTATTATATAAGTTATTCAAATACTTTTGACTTGCTTTTACTCCATTTAATGTTGTAGCCAATGTTTCTCGTACTGACATACCTACAATACCATCTTTACTTAAACCACCTTTTAAATGTAGTATCTCATCTTTTTGAAATAGATATATTTTCCCATCTTTGTTATATTCATAATATAAATCTTCTTTACCACTGAATATTTTTGCATTGTCTATCCATATTCTAACTTTTTGAGGGTGTAAAGGATAAATACCTACTAAATGCCCTCTATTATCATAACTTAGATAAGCATAAGCATTGCCGTGATGGTTTCTCCACATTTCCATTAATGTCATCATAGGTGTTGGAGTCATAAATGGATTTGGTGAAAATTTCAATTTTTGTAATGCCTCATGATTTAATATTTTGTTATTATCATTATCTTTCAAATGTAAAGATAGTTTCCCAACACTTTCAGATAATACTTTTAAGCAAGTAAAATATGTTACTTCTGATAAATCTGAACTTACATTTATTCCAAAAAATTCACCAAAATTCATAGAATTAATTGCTGTTTTCTGCTTTTTTTCTTCTCCTTTATTAAAAAATTTTCTAAATATATTCACTCTCTCACCTCCTTTTATTGATTAAATCAAGCCATTCTTCAACAGCTTCATCATTGTTTACCGTTTCTTTTTTATTTATTAGCATAATCTTCCAGGCATCTATTATTGCATCAACAGGATCTATTCTATTTTTTTGAGATTGTTTATCAATTTTTATCTCTCCAAAACTATTTGAAACAGTTGTAGCATTAGCAATGGACCATTTTAACAAACTATTTCTCTTATCATATAAAACTTGAACTGCTTTAACTGATAGAGCAAAATCCACTGTTGCATCATTTAAACTTTTAGCAGATTGTTTAACTTCTGTTAAATCACAGTCTAAAAAATCTAAATCACTTAGAAAACTACCAGCATTATGTGCATCATAACCACACTCTAAAATTTTAATATTATATCTTTCAATTACTTCTTTTAAGTGAGTAACAATAAACTTATAATCAGTCTTTATTCCAAATGCTCCAGTAGTCAATGTTAAAAGTCCCTCTCTTACCCATATCCTATATGGAACATCATCAGTTTTTTCATGTTCTGCAAGTCTTAACTCAGGCATAAATGAATGACTATAAATATATATTTGATTGTTTTCTAATGGAAATACTAAGGCTATACTTGTTAAATCGCCTCCCTTAGATAAGTCAAAACCTAAATAAGCACTTTTCCCTTTCATATCTTCAAGTGTCAAATCACTTTCACACTCTTTGAATTTACTCAAATCAATATATTGTCCATCTTTTGCAGTTACCCACATATTTAATTGCTTTGTTAAGAAGTTAGTTAATTCATCTCCACCTTTCTCTTTTGCATCTATTGCTTTTTGACTATATAAAGCTATTTTCTTTTTGTTTGGTGTTATACCATCTTCCTCAAATAAAAAATAAGGATTAGATTTAAGCCAGTTCTTCCAGTCCCATATATCATCATCCTTATCCATTTCACATATAAAAATAAAGAGAGTTTCTTTTTCAACAACTCCCTCTAATATCTTTTCACAAAATTTATAGTGTTCATAACAGAATCCATTTAAGTTAAATCCTGCTGTTGTAATAGCCAATGTTAAAGCATTCTCAACATCAGCTTGACCATCTAGCAACAGTTTATACATCTGATTATTTGGGTGTGCATGTAGCTCATCACATATGGCCAGAATATTTCCAAAACCATCCATTGATTTTGTATCTCTACCTATTGACCTTATAACAGTTCCAGTTGCTAAACTTTTTATAGTTCTATCATGTTCTTTTATTTTATAAAGTTCACTTAAATCATTGTCAGACTCTATAAAGTTTCTTATTTCATCCCATACTATGTTAGCTTGGTCTTGCTTTGTTGCAGCACAGAATATCCTATCTTTATTTCCTAACAATGTACTAAACATTGTAGATTCTGCTCCTGATAAGAAACTTTTTCCATTTCTTCTGCCTACTTGCAAATAAGCCTCTCTAAATCTTCTTTCTTTTGTTCTTTTTTTCTTCCAGCCATGTAATGAACCTATTATAAAATCTTGAAAGCCTCTTGTTTTTAAATTAGTTCCATCTTTTAATGTTAAAGTATTTGCAAAATTTATAGCAAATTCTGCCTCTTCAACATCAAATTTATACTCTAATTTCTTATTTTTTAAATCATCTAAATGTCTTTTACATGCTAAATACTCCTTTCTGCCTGCTATTTTTTTACCACTTACAACTAATTTTGCATAGGCTGTTGTCCTATCTTTTATCATATTAGCCTTGCTTTCTTGTTTTTAACAAAGTTATAAATTTATTTTCAGCAGGTTCTTCTCTAATTGGTACAACTAATTTTAATCTATCTGTAGTTGCAAGTCCTAATTTTGTTGAGCATTGCATTATTTGTTTTACATATTTTTCCTGGACATTTATTAGAGGATTTATAATTTCAATTTCTCCATTGGCAGTTTCTTTATAACAAACAGGACCTTCTTTTTGTAACTTCTTGCTAACATTTACATAACTATCATAAGAGTTACAGTAGATGGCTAATATCCCTAAATCTAAGTTATCTAAAATATTTACTTTTCCTGCTTCAAAAACAATTCTTTCAAATTCTTCTTTTGCAGCTTTTGATAACCAACTAGGAGCAATTAAATTATCTCTATCTATTTTCAATTTTTTCTCTTGTTCTCGCCTAGCTTTTATTTTTTCTTTTCCTATTTTTCCTGAACTTATATCAATAATTTTTCTACTTCTTCCTGCCATATTTTTTCACCTCCAAAACTGAAAATTTCATTTCTGGCATTTTCTCCAGAAAAAAGAGGGGAAGCGGTATCAAAGCCAAAGACCAAAAACTTTTTTTGACTCCCCCCTACTTGTAATAATTTTTTATAATATTAAATAAAACTTCTTTCATTTTATTTTTACTTTCTAAATTTTTATTATATTCTGAATGGATATAGCTATGTGTTTTATCACTTATCCATATTAGGTTATTAATATCTAATGCTTTGCTTCTATCCTCTTCTAACTCATCTATATGATGTGAGAGAGTACCTTTGACTATGTTATTATTTATAACCAGTTCATATAAATCTAAACCATTGGCTTTTAACTTACATAGTGCAGTCATACTCTTCCAGGCTTTGCTATGATAAAACTCAGCATTGTCTTTATTTCTGTACTCTCTATCATATACCTTATGCCTTTGTTTTGTGCAGCTGCATACTTCATTTATTCCTATTTTCTTTCCACACTTACCACATATCTTCATTAACATAATTAACCTCTTGAAATAAAAAAAGAGAACCTTTTAGATTCTCTTGATTAATTTTATTAAATTTCTCCTTTTTTGTTATCTAAGGATAAATCAAACCTATAATTTATCTTTATATTAGTGTTATTTGTTTCATTATAGTCTTTTAATACTTCTTTCAATTTCTTTTTTAGTTCATCAGCTTCTTTTTTAAATTCCTCTTTTAAATCACTTTTAGTAACACTTTTTAGATTTTTTTCATAAAAAGTATCAATAAGATCACTTTTTTTATACTTTCTTTCTGCTAATACATTTGAAAAAGTATTATTTCTAAAATTGTTATTTTCATCATTTAATATATCATAGTTAAATATGATTTTATGATAATTTAATTCCTGATTTTGCATTTCTAGTAATGCATCTGTAAGACTGAATTTCATATTTCTATCCCCCTTTTATAATTTTGTTATTTTTATTATACACTTTTTTTCATAAAATAAAAAAGACTTTTTAATGAGAAGTCAATAACTCATCTCTTCTTGGGGGAGAGAAACAAAAAATTTAAACTTTTTATATATTAACATTATATAATATATAAAAGTTCATTACAAGGGCAAAAAAGGTGCATTTTTAAAAAATATTTTTTATTAAATCCTTTAAAATCTCACTATCAAATATTGATAAACTCATAATTTCAACTAACTTGTTTCTATTTCTTTTAATCGTTGAAGTATCTACACTAAATTTTTCTGCAACATCTTCCATTCTTAATTTTTCAAAATAAATTAGTGGTATTATCTCCTTATACTTTTCCTCTTCTATTGATGATAACCCATAATCTATTAAATTAATTCCATATTCAAAAAATTCTATTTCTTTTAATCTTTCTTCTTTTATGATTTCCTTTCTTTCCATTTCACTTAAATTGCTATTATTAGCTGCTTTTATCTCCCCAATAGAATATTTTTTCTTAATTTCAATATTATCTAAATTATTTCTTAAATATTCTATTCTGTTTTTATAATATCTATAACTCTTTAATAATTTTATAGTTTTCTGATATGGTGTTAGCTCCTTCTTTTCAGCACCATCCTTTTCTTTTAATATTCCTAATTGCTTTTTAACTTCATTCTGTATTGCTTTTTTCATATCTTCCGTTATCATTATTATATCTCCTCAACTTCTACTATTACACCCTTAAAGGACTTTTGTATTGTCATTATATTGCATTGAACATATTTATAACTGTCATTTTGGATAACTCCACACTTTACCAAAGCATCCTCTATTAATTTAAAAATATATCCATGATTAGAAACATCTAAACCACTATTAAAAGCCATTTTAATTGAAACTGGATTTTTAAAAGGTTTCTTTATTCCTATAATACTTCTAACGAGTAATCTTATATTATTTTTATCTTTTCTTCTTACTGTCCAATGAACTCCTGCATATATTTTATTTAAACTCCAATTTTTACCATCTATTTCTAATGGTATTTTAAATATTTTTTTCATAATAAGCTCCTATATATTTTCCTTTAATACTCTATCAATAATAGTCTTTATCTCTAAAAGACATTTATAACCAGTTTCCAAAGTTTCAAATTCTATAAGTTCATAATCATCAAAACATATATCCAAATTATACTTTTTTCCTTCAAGATAATCTTCCATCATTGCTTTAGAATCCCAACTGTAAAAATCATGAAACATAAAATGGATTTTAATATTATCAATTTGAATTTTTGTATTCCCATAAATTTTATCCTCATCTTGATAAAAATCTTCAAATTTTATATCATATTTATTTAATTTTTTAATTTCTTTAAAAATCTTTTTAAAATTTTTTCTATTTCCTATTTTTTCATATTCTTTTACTTCTTTTGAATATGTTTCTAAAATATGCTCTATTTCTTTTTCTTTTCTTTGTTCAATATTCATTATTACCTCTTTAATTCAATAATATTCAATATTATAATTTTCTCTGATTTATCTAAATTGTTTATTTTAATAATATACTTCTTTATATCTTCAATTACTCCAACAGTTAAATCAAGGCTATTAACCTTTATACAAATATTTCCTGTATAACATTGAAAAGCATATACTACAAAATACACTGATTTTTTATATTTTAATTTAACCCAAGTTTTATCTACAATAATTGATACTGTAAAGCTAATCAATATAATTTTCCACATCTCCATATCTCCATATTATCTCTCTATCTTATTTCTTATATTTTCCATTTCTATAAGCATTTAATTTTTCTATATGTTTATTAAAATCAGTATCTGATACTTTACCTAATAAAAGTAAATTCACAGTTGCAGTTAATAAGTCTAATGCTTCTGAAATAAAGTTATCTCTGTCTTTTATATACCTAAAATCATCATTTTTTATCTCTACTTCATTTAATAATTCTTGGTACTCCTCTTTCACTTTATTAAGTTGAGCTATTGGACTTGCATAAGCTAATGCTTTATAATTTTTAAGTTTATTTAAATTAATCTTTTCTTTATCCTTACCATGTTCCCAGATATGAGTTTCTAAAATTGTACTGACCCCATAAAAACTTTTTAAACCATTTATAAAATCCTGAACAACTTCCTCTTGCTGCTCATCATTTAAAACATTAACAGCTTTATAATACATATTTCTAGTTTCTTCTGCACCATTTAACATATATTTTATTTCTATATCATATCTAATCATTTGTTTTCTCCTCTACTGAAAATATATCACTATAAAAACTTTTACCTACTTCATATTTATTAAGGTCAATATATCCATTTTCAGCAAAGTTGAATATTAATTCATCTCTAAAATTAATTCCCCATTTTTTAGTTATAATTTCTTCACTATTTTTTACTATAATTAATGGATAATTGCAGTAATGATTTACATCATTATATTTATAACATTTTTTATGGATATTCTTTTTATATATATCCCACAATTCATCTTTTGATAATCTTTTCATTGATTCTACTCATCTCCTCATCATCTTCTCCAAAAAGCTCATTATATCTACTTTTAGCAGATGATAATTTTCTTTTATAGAAATCTATCATATTTTTATCATCTGTTTTTTCATATTCTTCTACATAACTTTCCCAATGTTTTATTTCATCTTTTAGAGATTTTTCAAATTGTTCAATAGTGTCATATTCCTCAGTATTATTTTCATCTCCTACTACCTCTCCTCCAACACTATAAGTTGTAAAATTATTTTCTTCTATGCAATCTCTGCAATATATCTGATTATCTCCTGCTATAATAAATTCTTCCTCTTTTTCAATTTCTTTTTCACAATGTGAACAATATATCTTTGCCATTAATCCCACTCCTTTTATTTATTTTTTCCATTTCTTTTCTTTTTCTTCGGTAAACATCTTACTAATTTCCATATTGCATTGTGTTTATATTTATAACTAAATCCTTTTTCATGATGTATATTACATTTACTTTTTGCTATAATTAAAACTCCTTCCTCTAACCTATGATAAAGTTTAAATTTTTGATGAAAGTAATTATAATTTCCTTGATAATCAGTTACTTTGGTTTCAGAATAAGTTAAAGCTCTTTTTAATATCTTATTTGCTAGCCTTTTTAACTTTATTTTTTTATTAATCATCTGCCTCAAACCTCTTTTATTTTTTATTTTCTATAACATCTTTCAATTTTTTAATTTCCCTATCTTTATCCTCCAAAAGTGAGTTTTGTTTTAAATTTACAAAATTTAAACTTTGGATTCTATTATTTACATTTCCCAAGCTTTTTCCCATATTCTTAAAGCTAATTATATTTATATTTGGTACTCCATTCATTGCATCATGATAACCAATATAAGATTTTGTTACTTGGTAATTATTTCTGCTATAAGCCTTATAAATTTTAGGAAATTCAAAAGTTAAAAACTTTTCTAATTCATCAGCAGACATTGAGCATACTTTTTGCCAACCATCTAAAGCATCTATAACTGCATGTATGCCTTTATCTTCAAATTCTACTGAACTATAATAACCATATCTAACAATAGCATTTTTCATAATTTGTCTTGCTAAAACAATTCTGTCCTCTAATTCACTTTCAGTTGTATTTGTTGCATATTGCCTTATTTCAGCAACTTGTGGAAAGTTTTTATAAACTCTATTTTTTACCATAGAAATAAAAGCACTTCCTAGTTGCTCTTTGGATAAATCATTTAATGCTAAATAATAAATATTAATTTTTTCTTTTGTCATTTCAGTAGTTGGAAAATAATCTAAAAATGGTTTAAATGCTGCATTAAATTCTTGATTAGTCATTTATTCCGTACCTCTCTTTCATTTGTTCAATAAAATCATCATCAACTTTAAATTGACTTGTGTCTTTTGGCTCTACTTGTTTTCCATAGTTATTATTAGCCTTAGATTGTTTATATTTTGCTATCCATTCAGGCTCTAAACCTTGCCATTCTTTTTCCATAGCAATGTTAATAGCTTCATCTAAGCTAAACCAGTCAGGAAAATCTTTTAAAATCTTTTTCATAGGAACTATGGTTTTAAGTGGTTTTTTGATATTCTTACGATATTCAACATACTTAAATAAGAGTTCTTTATATTCATTATCTCTATCAAGATTATTTATAAACTCCTGGATCTCATTTTGTTTTTTTTCTTTTTTATATTTTTCTTTATTATTTTTATTTATATCTTTTTGTATATTAGTATCTTTATTTGTCGGATTTTTTTCCGAGTTATTTTCGGATTTTTTTCCGAATTTGCTCGGAGATTTTTCCGAGTTACTATTAAAATTCGGATTTTTTTCCGAGTTATTTTCTATAAAATTCCAACTTTTACCTTTTTCTGTTAATCTTATTAAGTCCATTCCCTTATGTTTTATATATTCAATAATTCCTTTTTCTGCCAATACTTTTAAATTTCTATATACAGTATCAGCTTTTTCAAAAAACATTGGTAATTCTTTTAAGATTAAGTTTCTTGATACAAAATAATAAATCTTATCATCAATTATTTCTTCATTAGCCCAAGCATTAGCTTCGTATAATAATGCTACTAATATTCCTTGTGTTGCATTTATTCCCCATTCCATACATTTTTGATTATTTAATGTTGTTGAAAACCTCATCTTTTACCTCCTGTACTTTTATTGTTTCAATTAGCAATTACTATAAGATAGTAACTGTTGATTCAAATAATAAATTAGTTGGAAGTAGTAGGAAAAATATTAATATTTCTTTTATCATAAATATTTTTTAATTAGAAAATTTAGTAGGAAATATTAATGTAAAATAATGCATTAATTCTTTTAGAATATGTAAAATTTTTCTTTGTTTTTTATTGATATATATAGAAAAATTATTAGAATTTTTTTAGAATATTATTTTACATTGAAATATTTTAAAATATTTTTAGTATTAAAATATCATTTAATATCAATATAAAACTAAAATATAAAATATTTCAAAATATTTTATGTATCCTTTACTAAAAAAATATAAATATATAGGTTATGAGGAAGCTTAAAACTAAGCTTCCTTAAATTTATTAATAAAATATATTTGCCCTTTACCAGTAACTTTTGGAGTTTTATTTATAGTTGTGTGTCCATCTGCATGTGTTACTGCTGTTTCTTTTATTTCAAATAATTCTAACTCCATTGATTTTTGAGTTGGCATATTATAGTCAGTTCCTAATCTTTTTATTAAAAATCCATTATCTCTTAACCATGTAAATAATCTTTTCTGACCTATATCAACTCCATTTTGTTTTATTATTTTTGCTAAATCTCCAACTAATATTGAAGTTTTAGAAGTTGCAACTGAATCAGCAAATAATACCTTTGGTTTATCTTCTTTTACCTTATTTTCTAGTAATTCAATCTTTTTTGTATAATCTTCTATCATATGTGATTGAATTTGATTAGCCCTTGCTAATATCATTTCTGGACTATTCCAAGCCTCTTCACATTTAATAAAATATATTCTTGCTTGTTTTCCTTTTTCTGTGTTAGATACCATTGCAATTTCCTTAGCCATATTCAATGTCATTAAGTGGTCTGTGCTTTTTCTTATTCCACCAAAAGCTGTATCGTCTTCGTCATTTTTGACGATTACGGTAAAATCTTTATTTTCAATAAAATTATATTTCTCTATAATTCTACTAAACCATTTCATATATTCTGTTCCTACTTCTAAAAACTTGTGAAGTTCTCTACCACTTACTAATTGTTGATTATTTCTAACTTCTATTTTTATTAATTCATTCATATTTTTTTACTCCTTTACTGTTTCACTAATTCTTTCAAATGGATCATAATTACCAAGATTATATTCTTCATCAATAGTGTTTCCTATTTTTCCATATTCAAAATACTTATGTTGAGTTAGTTCTATTACATCTATAATGGCTCTTTCAAGTTGTACAAATACTTTCTTTTCTCCTGTATAATTTTCTTCAACCTCATTCATAAGATTAAATATTTTCTTCTTATGTTCTGTGATACCATCTTTTAAAATTCCTTGTTCTGTTGCTAATTCAATAAAAGTCAATAATAAATTTTTATTTTGTTTTTCCATTTAATTCCTCCTTGAATTTATTTAAAATTTAATGTATAATTCAAGTATCAAAAAAGTTGAATACTTGAATCTTTTAACTTAAACATCTGTAATACTTTGGTCGGTAGTAGCAGATGTTTTTTCTTTTTTATAGCTTTTTCCAGATAAAAAGTTTAACCAGTGAGGTTTTAATATTAAATATTTTCCTCTTTCTTTTTCTTCATTCTTTTTCACATAAATACAACCTGGAACTTCATTAGCTTGAATTAAGCTATAAACATCATCTTTATTTAATTCTCCATTTGATAAAGCAACAGCCTCTTCTACACTGATTTTATAATCTCCCATTTAATCACCTTTTTCTAAAAGTTCTAATACAAATTTACAAGTATCAACTACACCTTGATAATATCTAACCATTGCATAAGCATGCCCTTCTGCAACTGGTCTATTTTCTATTACCGTTTTGTAATATTCAGCATTAGCCTTTTTTAAATTTTCTTTTGCCATTTTTAATTTAATTTCAATTCTTTCTTTTCCTGTCATCAATATCACATCCATTCTAATAATTTATCAAATGGGTAGTTAAGACATAACCATAAAATCTTAAATACCAATTTAATCTTAAATTTTAAGTAGTTAAAAAATGTTACTTTTTTAAATTTTTTATTTTTCATTGTTAGCCTCCTTTTCATCTTTTAAAATTTTTTCTAATATTTCTGTTGCCTTTTTTAAAGTTATAGTTTCAGACAAATTTAATTTACTTAGTTTATGTTTATTTTCTTGAAATACTTTACAGTGCATTTTCTTCCTCCATTTCCTTTCTATCTTCTTCTATTTCTTCCAGAATAGCAGTCCAAATCTTATTATCACAACTATTAAAGTTTCTTAAACATACAAACTTATTATTTCTATGAATTTCAATATTTTTAAACTCATAATCTATTCTTATTCTGTATTCTCCAACTACTTCATTTAGCTTTAAAGTATAGATATGTTTAAGTATTTCTGCATTACCATCTACATCTTTGCTATCTTTAAAGCAAACAGTAACCTCTTTGTTATCTATCCAAATTCTGTCCGCTTCTTCTTGCATAGCTTCCAAGATTTTATCTATAAATTTTGCTTTTAACATTTACATCAACTCCTTAATCTCCTACATATTCGTTATTGAAAAAATTAAATAAATTAGGATTATCTGCTGATAGTTCTGGAACTTTTAAATCTATAAGGTCTAAATAAGTTCTAAACCCCTCCGCATAATGAACATTAATGATAAAGTCATTTCCCTTTATAACTAAGTTTCTATTTATTTCGTCTTTATTCCAGTTATAATTAGCAGATGAAGCCAATTCATAGAATTTATCTTTCCCTATGTTATACTTCCCTACAATGAATACCTCTGTAACATCTTCCCAAGTTCTATTGTTCTTTTTTAATAAATTAAGTGTTTCTGTTAATAAATTTTTATTATTTTCCATAATTCCTCCTTGTTATTTTTTTAACTTTCTTCAATTAAATAAGCATTACTTATAAAGATAAAGAGCATAAAGAAGAAGAATACCCAAACTAGTAAAATTGATAATGTATTTTCTTTTAGCTTTTTTCTCACATTCTGAAATATAACCTAAATTTGTTATAATTATTAAAGTTATAAAAAGTCCTATATCCTCCACCTCCTTATTTTGTGCTATAATCATCTCTAAGGAGGTGATTATTATGAAAAAAGATATTGACTTTGATAAAATTGCCAAAGAAACTCTTGATGAATTAACTAAAAATTTTAAAACTGAAGGTACTTTTAAAGAAATAGGTTTTAAAATTGCAGAAATTTCTACTAAAACTGTGAAACTTATGCTTAAGAAATATCATCAAGAGCTTTTAGAAGATTAGTACCTATTGTTCCACTTATTTTTTGCTCTAAACTATTCGCAGTAGTTTGGAGCTGTTTTTTTATTTGTTTTCTTATGTATCTTTTATATTTTCTTGATTTTTGTTTCATAGTCCTCCTTTTACTATATTTTTTATTTCTACTTATTTTTCATATATCAACCCCTTTTCAAGTTTATTAAAACTAAACTTTTATTTTAAAAAAATATGAATAGACTTCACTTTCTGGAATCTTTAATAACCGAAGAGAATCACAAATTTCTTTTTGAGTAAAATCTGTTTTATTATTTAGTTTTGCAGAAATACTAGCTTTTGATATCCCTAAAACTTCTGCAAATTTATACTGTGTTCTATAAACTTCAGTTATTTTTCCTTCTAATTTACTATAATCAAACATAGATTCACCTACCTTTTTTAGTTTATTTTAACTAAACACAATATAACATAGCAAAATATTTTTGTCAATAAAAAAGTTTATTTTTTTTTAACTTTATTTAAAAATAGTTGATTTTTATTAAACTTTATTATATAATCAATTTATAAAAATATTGAAAGGAGCATTAAAAAATATGAAAGAGAATTGTGCAGACAGAATAAAGAAAGCTTTAGATTTAAGAAATATGAAACCTGTTGACTTAGCTGAAAAGAGTGGAATTAAAAAATCTGCATTAAGTCAATATATGTCAAATAAAATTTCTCCAAGACAAAATGCTCTTTACTCTTTAGCTAAGGCACTTGATGTTAGTCCTGCTTGGCTAATGGGGTTTGATGTTCCTATGGAAAATGAAGAAACTAATTATCAAGTTAAAACTGCTGCAAGAGATAAAAAAGTTTTTGATAAATATAGTAAACTTGATGAAGCTAAAAGAAAAATAGTTGAGGCTTTAATAGATAGTTACTTTGATGAAAATGTTGAAGATGAAGAAGATTAATTAAATCAAGGTGATTAAATTGATTAGAACAAATTCTCATATTCAATATAATTATGCACAAAAAAAGGCTTATGAAGTCTTATTAAAATATAGTGATGGGGTTTTACCAATAGATCCTTTTAGGATTATAAAAAAGATAAATAACATAGAATTAAAAACTTATACAGAATTTGCTAAAGAACTTCAAAAAAAGCATCCTAGTATGTCAATAGAAGAAATAAAATGTCAATTTGAAAGTGATAGAGGTTTCTTAAAAAAGAAAGGAAAAAAGAAATATATACTTTGTTACAATGAAGAAGATTCAATATATATAATTAGATGGACTATTTTTCACGAATTAGGACATTACTTTTTAGAACATTTGAAAGAAGAATATAGTTATATATTTTGTGATGGTGAAAGGTATAACGAAATAAAGGAAAAAGAGGCTAATTGTTTTGCAAGGCATTGTAGCTCACCTTTACCTTTGGCTTTATATATGTATATTGAAATTAATAATAATGATTTAAAATTACTTGATTTATTTAGATATTTTTTTAATATGAGTAAAGAAGTTTCTGAATACTGTTCAAACCATTTTAATTCTAATTGGAAATATTATTTAGTCAAAGAGGATGATAAATTAATTACATTATTCAAAAATTCAATTAATGAAAAAATTAATAATGTTTATAGCCAATTTGAATATATGAGTTTATTTGGGGAAGATATTTGGTTGTATTTACCAAATAAAATATAAAAATATTTTTAAAGGAGATGGGGTTTATGACTGTTGATGAATTAAAAAGTTTTGCAAAAAGTAAAGGGATAATACTTCCACCTTTACAAAGTAAAAAATATTTTACTTCTATAATTTCTGAACTTAAAGAAGATGAAGAACTTTTATTTTTTTGTCAAGCTAAAGAAGGAAAAACAGATGGTACTTTCTTATTAACTTCTAAGAGAGTTAGTTTTTTAAAAATTGCTTTTTTATCTGGTGTTAGTTCTGTTTCTATGAGTATTGATAAAATTAATAGCATTTCTAAAAAGAAAGGTATGCTAACAGGAGAGTTAGAAATTTGGGATAATTCAGGGAAAGTAATTTATTCTATGCCTTCTGGTTATCTTGATGAAATTGAAAGATATATTAATCAAGCTAAAAATAATGCTAGTGGTCCTACACCTACAATAAACCAGATTAGTGCAGCAGATGAAATATTAAAATTTAAAAATTTGTTGGATCAAGGTATTATAAATCAAGAAGAATTTGATAAAAAGAAAAAAGAATTATTAGGAGTATAAGTTTTATTAATTAGTATTTTAAACATAAAAAAAGGGGAGTATTATTTATGAAAAAACTTATTGTAATTTTATTTTTAATTTTATCAGTTGGAGTTTTAGCAGAAATAGTTTATATTACACCAACAGGTAAAAAGTATCATCCAAGCAAAAATTGTCCTGGTTTAGCTAGAGCTAAAAAGATAATTCCTATTGAAAGAGCAGAGGCAGAAGCTAGGGGATATACACCTTGTAAAAAAGGATATAAATAAACAAAAAAAGCCCCTTAGTTGCTACCAACAACTAAAAGGCTTTAAGAGTGTGATACTCTTTGTAATTCAGATATTAAAATTATATCACACTCATTTTTATTATGCAAATAAAGGAGTGTGATTTTTTTATGAGAGCAGCAAATGGAATGGGTACTGTTTCAAAACTTTCAGGAAAAAGAAGAAAACCCTGGTTATTAAGAGATAACAAGAAATTTAATGAAAAAACTGGAAAATATGAAAGATTACCTCTTGGAGTATTTGAAACTAAAAAAGAGGCAGAAACATATAGAATAGCATATTTTACAAATAATCTTGATATGATAAAAGATACAGGTATTAAGATACACAAGAAAAAAGAAAAAGGCATTACTTTTGAACAAGTCTATGATTTATGGTTAAAAAATAAAGATGTGAATGATGGAACTTTAACCAACTATGAAACACAATTTAAAAGAAGTAAAAAGTTGCATAAAATGGAAATAAATAAAATAAATGGTATTTTACTTCAAGATATTTTTTATAGTTTAAATCTGACTAACAGCACTTTAAGAGTTTTAAAAAGTTTCTGGAGTATGATATTTGATTTTGCAATATTAAATGATATGTGTAGCAAGAATTATGCTAAGTATTTAAAGACTAAGACTGTTGAAAAAGGTAAAAAGACAAGCGATAGAGAAAGAGTTATTACTTATGAAGAATTACAAACTTTATGGGATAACTTAAATAATCATAAAACTGATAAATATAGAATAATAGATATGGTCTTAATCCTATGCTATACAGGTCTAAGAATTAGCGAACTATTAAGAGTTAAAAGGAAAGATATATTTCTAAAAGATTATTATTTTGAAGTAGAAAAGTCTAAGAGCAAAGCTGGAGTTAGAAAAGTCCCTATTGCAGATAAAATCATAGAACTTTTTAGAGGTAGGTATTTTAGTAAGGATAAGTTTTTATGGCAAAGATATGATGGTTTAGAGTATGATTATGATTCTTTTGATAATCATTTTAGAATATTATTTAGAGATTTAGGCTTATCTTATCATAGTTTGCATGATACTAGGCATACATTTGCAACACTTCTATCAGATAATGTTGCAGATAAAGATGCAATTATAAAAATGATAGGACATTCTAACTATAAAATTACTTCTGATGTCTATGTGCATAAGAATATCCAAAAATTGAAAGAGGCAGTGGATGAAATAAAATAATTTAATGTTATCTAACATTCGTTATTTTATTTTGCTTTGTTACCATTTTGATACCACCTAATTCAAGTTAAGTCAATTTATTCTACACTTATTTTTTGAATTAATGGTATATTGAGTAGTTAAAAAATTAAAATCTAATTATAGTTTAATTTCTACAAAAAAGCCCGAACTTGAAAAAAGTTGAGGGCTTTTTTGTATTCTGACAGTTTTTTGTTGATAATTTGTTGACAATTATTTTAGCAAACTTAAAAAATAAACTTTTAAATAGATTTAACTGAACTTCAATAGTCATTTGAAGTTTTTATTTAAAACTTGATTTTTCAAATATAAAGATATAGTATATATAATATAAAGATAATGAAAGAGGTTATAAAAATGTCAATGAAGTTAATTAATATAAGAATGGATGAAGATTTAAAAAAAGAAATGGAAATTGTTTGTAATGATTTAGGTATTAATATAACAACTGCATTTACTATATTTGCAAAAAAATTAACAAGAGAAAAGAGAATCCCTTTTAGTGTTTCAATAGACCCATTCTATTCAAATGAAAATATAAAAACCTTACAAAACTCAATAGATGAAGTAAAAGATGGTAAAGTTATTATGAAAACTATTGAAGAATTGGAGGCTATGGAATAATGAAAATAAGTTTTTCTATTCAAGCTTGGGAAGAATATTTATATTTTCAAAGTCAAGATAAGAAGACATTAAAGAAAATAAATGAACTAATAAAAGATATTGAAAGAAATGGTGTATTAAATGGAATAGGTAAGCCTGAAAAACTAACAATTTAA